GCGGCAATAGCGCGTTTGGCGTGGCGCTCGGGGCGCAAGCCGCCACGGGCAAACTTCCGATCAGGCTCGGCTAGTCTGGCGCGGCCTATGGCCCCCGCCTACCAGAAAGAAACGCTACCATGCATGAGTTCCTTGATTTTATCGAAAGCATCGACAGCGCCGATCTTGGCGCGTCGAATCTGTGGACCCGCGACGATCCGGGCTACGGCGTGCCGATCACGGCACGCCGCCAGCGCCAGACCGATGCCTACAAGCGTGCGCTTGTCGAAGCCGTCAAGCTGATCGACCGCGTGCGGGCGGGGACGCTTCCGGCGCTGTACCTTCAGGAAGCTATGAGCACGTCGGATTTTCCGATCCTGTTCGGCGATGTGCTGGACCGCCAGATGCTCGGCTCGTATCAGGCCGCCCCGCCGACATGGCGGCGCTACATCCGTACGGGCACCGTGCGCGACTTCCGCAAGGTCAAGACGCTGTACGTTGACGGCGGCGAAGGCCAGCTAGCCGAGGTGCGCGAGCTGGCGGAGTACAAGGCCGCCAGCATGACCGAGGGCAAGTACGAGCGGCAGGTCAAAAAGTATGGGCGGCGGATGCCCTTCTCATTTGAGGCCATGGTCAATGATGACATGGGCCTCTTGACAGACACGCCCCGGCGTTTCGCGCTGGCCGCGACGCGTAGCGAAACGCGCTTCGCGATCAGCATGTACGCGGGGGCCAGCGGGCCAAACGCCGCGCTGTACACGTCGGGGAATAAGAACATCATCACTGGCAACCCGGCGCTTACCGTCGCGGGCCTGACCGCCGCGCTTACCCAGCTCGGCAGCATGGTAGACAGCGAGGGTGAGCCGATCATCGTCGAAATGGCGATCCTTGTGGTTCCGCCCGCGCTGCGCATGCAGGCGCTTTCCATCCTGAACGCCACAGAGCTGGTGATCCCCGCCAGCGGTGACAACCCAGAGATCCGCACGGGGAACTACCTGCGCAACGCGGTAGAGCTGATCGTAGAGCCGTATCTACCGATCATCTCTTCGACGGCGAACGGCAATACGTCATGGTATCTGTTCGCCCCCACCAACGTGGCGCGGCCCGCGCTTGAGTTCGATTTCCTTCGTGGCTACGAAGCGCCGCAGCTCTTCATGCGGTCCCCGGACGCGATCCGCGTCGGCGGCGGGGCCGTCGATCCGATGCAAGGCAGCTTCGACCGCGACAATCTGGACTACAAGATTCGGCACATCTTCGGCGGCGGCTATCTCGATCCCCGCGCTACCATGGCGAGCAACGGCACCGGATCGTAAGCAACGGATCGGCATTCGACGGCGGCCCTACGGGGCCGCCATAGCTACGGAGCAACGCTATGGACCTTCCCACGCTCTATATGATGCGCGACGGCATGAACGCGCAGATCAATAGCCTTCGTGCGCAGCTTGCGCTTATCGAAGAGGAGATCGCCCGCCAGGAAGCCGAGCAGGGCGGCGGCACAAATACCGATCAGATCAACATGAAGCCCGAGACCGCCGCCGCTGTCAACACGGCCACACCCGAGCCGCCCGCCGACCCCGGCACGCCGGACCCGGCTACAGGCGACACCACGCGACTGGACCCCGACGCGGCCTAGCTGCCGCCCCGCCCGAGCCGTAGCCCGTGTGCTACGGCTCTTTTGCTAGGTGGCCCATGTTCACATACGAAAACGCGTTGCAACACATACGCCTTATTCGCTTGCGTATCAATGATAAGTACGCGGATAACCCGATCTTCCAAGATGAAGAGCTAGAAGATCTCTATTTGTTGGAAGGCGGCGATCTCAGATGTGCCGCCGCCCTGGCGCTCGAAACGATAGCCGCCGATCAGGTGCTTGTGCAGAAAGTGATCAAGCTGGGCAACCTGAGCACAGACGGCGCGAAAGTAGCTGCCGAGCTTCGGGCGAACGCGGCGCTACTCAGATCACAAAGCGCCGATGCTGGCGGCGATAGCGCCGATCCGGGCTTTGAGATCGCCGAACAGGTGTACGATGTGTTCAGCGAACGCGAATACATAGAGAAGTGGTACGAACGCCGATGAAACGTTCAGAGCTTGTACACCCGCGCATGACGTTGTACGCTGGCCGTTCGGGGCTGAACACGCATTTTCATAGCGTGATCACTATCGAACGCAACTACCCAACGAGCGATAGCGTCAACCAGCAGATCGACAACTGGCTACCGCTGGCGTTCGGGGCCGTGTGGGGCTATGTGGAACCAGCCGCCGGATCGCGAGAGGATCGGCGGCCAGAGCAGGTGTACGCCAGTACCAGCTATAGCGTAACGCTCTTCGGCTACTACCCGGACGTAACGATCACAGATCGGCTCATTGTGAATGGCGTACCGCACAACATCACGGCGATTAGCCATGATGATACGTGTACGTTCACGATGCTGGCCACAGAAACGGACCCGAGCCATGGCCAAACGTAGGATGACCGTTAAAGGCGACAAAGAGCTAGCCGCCAAGCTGGCCAAGCTACGCGGCGTGGCTCGGGGGCCGCTGCTGGCCGTCGCGGCGCAAGCCGGGATCTTGCCGATCAACAATACGGCTCAGGCGAACGCCCCGTACAAGAGCGGCACGCTTCGGCGTTCGATCCATCCTGAGCTTGTGGCCGTAAGCGACACATACGCCGAAGCCGCCACAGGTACGGACGTGGTGTACGCGGCGCGTGTGGAGTTCGGGTACAAGGGGCCGGACGCGCTCGGGCGCGAGTTCCACTACAGCGGCACGCCCTACATGCGTTCGGCGTACGATAGCGAACGCGAGAACGCCGCGAACACGGCGGCGGCAGTGCTGAAACAGCTTGTCGAAGATGCCGCTAGCTAGTGTGAACCCTGTGAATGGTATATCTATTAACGTACGAGAAGGTAAAAATAGGAAATAAAGGATCATATGTATACATATATATTAATTGCAGCGTTTACCCTTCACAGGGGTCACGTATGCTAGAACAAGCGATAGTGCAGCTCCTCACAGCGCGGCCCGCGATCATCACCGCTGTGCCGGACGCGGCTACCCGTACCTGGCTGCATCCGAATACGATCCCACAGACCGCCACAAAGCCCGCGCTAGCGTACCAGATTGTATCTAGCGTGCCGCAAGCGCCCCGCGTGGGGGACGCGTCAAATAGCTTGACCCGCGCCAGGGTTCAGCTTACGATATGGTCCGTATCGTATTTGCAGCTTGCTCAGATCGCTATGGCCATACGGCTACCGCAACGGCTCGGGGGGCTTGTGGGCTGGCGGGGCGAGCTGGCCGGGGTCCGCTTGAGCGTGAGCGCCGTAGAAAACGCTATGGACGAATACGAACCCGATAGCGCAAACTACATGCGCATGCTTGATATGATTGTTTGGCACAACAGCTAAGAGAGGAATTATGGCACGCACAACGATCACCCCTGTAACGCCTATCGGCCCGTATCCGGTGCTGCCTGTGGCGGCCAACAGCGCGGATCTCACCCTGACCGCTGCCGATGTGACAAACGGCAACGCGATCCCGTTCGCGGGCGTGGCGCGTATGCTGGTGCTGGTGCAAAACAGCGACGCCAGCACGGCCTATACCGTCACGTTCGATAGCGCACGCGACGGCCTGAACCGGGAAGGCGACATCGGGCCGTATAGCCTGAGTGCGGGCGAAGTCGCGGCATTCGTGTTCTCTCGTGAGGGCTGGCGGCAGTCGGATAATATGCTTTACGTCAACGGCCAGAACGCCGCGATTAAGATCGCTGCGATCCGGCTCTAAGGGAGACATGCAACTATGAGCGATCCTATCGTGTATGGCGATAGCGAAGCCATGATCGGTCTAGGGGCTATCTTGCGCCGCAACGGTGTGGAGATCGCCGAAGTCAACAAGATCACGCCGCCCGGCTTCAGCGCCGATAGCATTGATGTGACACATCTTCGCAGCCCTGGCGCGTGGCGTGAGTTCATCGGCGGCGTGAAGGACGGCGGCGAACTGAGCTTCGATCTGAATCTTATCCCCGGCAACGCCAGCCAGAACGGCGCTACGGGCGTGCTGAGTGCATACACGGGCGACGGCCCGCCCGCCCGCGATACGTGGGAGCTGGTGTTCCCCGACGCCG